AACTTGCCATAGCCCTTCAATAGCGACTTAAAGAAATACCCTTCACCACATCTTGCTTTTATAACAAATTACGCATAAAAAATAACGTGCTCTGGCATGGGTATTAAAAAAAGGACTGCATGAAATCGTAAGATCTCACACAGCCCCTTGTTGTTTTAGTACGTGAAGAAGATATACCCAATCTGCCAATAACAGGCAGTACTTTAATGGTTGATGACCAGCGCTGGACAATCAGGTCTATCATCCCCGACTTCGGTATGCTTACAATTTCAATGAAGCAGCCAGGGGTGAATGATCATTCCCTGACAGAATCTATCAAGGTTTATCGTAAAACCTCAGCACGAACTTCCGGAGGCGGCAGAGAAGAAAGTGAAGTGTTTATTTCTGACCTTTGGGCCATTGTAACGGCGATCAGCAGCAACGATAGGTTTGTTGGAATGAAGGATTCAGAACTCAGGACACATGAAATCCGCCTTGCTTTGACGGATGACGGGCCTCTGCAGTATGGCGATGTTGCTTGGTGGCGAGGCATAAAACTTGCAGTAAGGGGTCTTATCCCGGACCATGAAACCGGGCTTCTTATTGCAGAATGCGTGTATCAAAATGCCTAAGGTCATTGTCTGTAAGGGAGAGAAGGAAGCACTTGAGGAACTGAGAAGAGCTGCGGAAGGCGGAAAGTTCAGAGAGGCTGCACAAAAAGCAGTAGATGATTGCCTTGATATTGTGGCCGAAGAGGCAAGGCGCATTGTCCCTGTGGATACAGGCAGACTTAAACGGTCCATAAAAACCAAGCGAAGAAAGAATGTTACATGGGGCGAGGTTTTTTGCGATTATCCGAAACCTCAGAACCCTAAAAAAACGAAACATGGGCAAAAAGAGTATTACGCTTTTGCAGTTGAATACGGTTCAAGAACACGTATCCCAGATCCTTTTCTTCGTCCGGCAGTCGAAAAGACAGAGGATGTTGTTGAAGAGAGAATGGGAAAAGTGCTGAAAGAGGTGATGCCTTGAGCTCTCTGGACATTATCATTGAAATTGACAATGCCCTGAAAGATATTCCGGGCATTACGGAGATTTACGATCTGAAAGCGCATAAAGATGCTGTCTGTCCATATATAGTCGTCGACCAGATAAGACGGCATGAAGGGCGACTTATGGACGACACAGAAAGAAAAAGTTTTATTGACATTCATCTATGGACAGATCCAAGTTTTGTTGGGAAAAAGAAATGCTGCGAGTTTGAGGCACTGATAGAGGCAAAAATGAAGACGCTTTCAAGGGATTATTTCCTGGACGAAAGCGTCTTTATTATTGATGAAGAATCTTCTATGCCCCACCTCGTTATGACATTTCGTACCTATGACAATATTTAGAAAGGTGGTTGTAAGGAATGGCGAAAATAGCAGCAAGAGGCAGCCGGGTATATATTGAAATTGCAGGTGTGCCGACGCTCCTGCCGGCGCTTAAGGACTGGGCTCTCAATACAACGCGCGGAACGATCGATGTTTCCTCGATAGAATCTGACTGGAAGGAGTTTTTGGTTGGACAGGCTGTTGCCGATGGAAGTTGCAACGTCTTTTACGATCCGGATGATCCCGTTGCAGAGGTGCTTGAAGATGGCATCTGGGAAGGGACGCCAATCAAGTTTTACTACTACCCTCAGGGAGTCGGCAGCGGAAAGAAAGTATATTCCTTTACAGCAATGATCACGGGATGGAATTTCTCAGGTGCAACAGAAGATGCCGTAGGATCCGCTGTTACATTCCAGGGAACCGGCCCTGTATCAAGAACTGTTCAAGGCAAGTTTGCATCTCTTACCACTTCGATGGCGGGAGATAACAACGATATAACTCTTGTTGCGAAAGCCGCAGGAGTTGCCGGCAACGACATTAAGCTGAAACTGTTGAACCCAGGCACAGCAAGCGCCTCGATGTCGATCAGCGTTACCAATAAGATCATTACAGTTAACCTGGGGACAGACGCAACTTCAGACATTGTAACTACAGCTGCAGGACTTGTTATTGCTCTTAATGCTAACCCTGATGCCTCAGGCCTGGTTACTGCATCGCTTAAGGCCGGAGAAACAGGTGACGGCATAGTTACCGCACTGGCAGAGACTGCCTTGACCGGAGGTGAATAAGTTTGTTAATACGCCTGGCTGGAGAAGAGTATGAAGTAAGGTATCCCTTCTGGGCCTGTAAAAGGCTGGAAGAGTCCATGCCCGGACGAACGATATCATCCTTTATCAGAGACAACGGCCTGAGGGCGGCAACAGGCGACATATCATACAGCGACATTGTTTCGCTTCTTTGGGCCGGCATACTCCATAATCAGAAAAAGCAGATTCCCGGCAAAGATAAGATAGCAATGCTGCTTGATGAGCCTGACACTACCCCGATCTATGAGTTTCTTCCTGAAATGTTTGACGAACTCTGCCGATCTGTACAAAGCAAAGTCAGAGTACCGGAAGAGGAAAACGAAGAAGAAAAAAACTAACACCGGAGGACACGGAGCTGGGGTTTCAGCAGTATCTGCTGTTTGCTCTGGGTCCTCTGGAACTAAGTCATGAGGATCTTTGGCGCGTCACTATCGGTGAGCTTAATGACCTGATCATCGCACGCAGATATAAGGATTATCTTGAAATGCAAAAACAAGCCCAGTTTGCACAGTGGCTGATGAGCTGTTGGGTTAAGAAAGCCCCGTCTGTACAGGACATGGTCGGAGTTTGGGATGAGAAACTCATGAGGCCATTGGGGAACCGGGAAGCTTATGAGATAGCAAAGGAAAGAATCAGAAGCAAAAAAAGAAACAGGATCAAATAGGCGCTGCCTCTGTCAGGGGGCAGCGTTCGGCTTTATTTAAAGGAGGTGCGGACATGGCGGCAAAGCGCAAGCTGCAGTATGTTTTCGGTGCGGATATTTCTGAAGCTGAGAAAAATTTCAAAAAGATGGGGAATGTCATCGAGCGTACCGGAAAGAGGATGCAGAATTTATCCGGTACTATTACCAAGCTGTCTGCCCCTCTCATTGCGATCAGCGGCATAGCTACAAAAATTGCTCTGGACTATGACAACGCAGTTGACACTATTGCGGCAGGAACAGGTGCCACAGGGCAGAACTTAAAAAAACTTGAGCAGTCATTCAGATCTGTTGCTAAATCTGTTCCTCAGAGCATGGCCGAAACATCCAAGGTCATTGCCGATTTTAATACAAGGACCGGCGCGACCGGAAAAACTCTTGAGGCTCTGTCTGTTCAGGCGCTCGATGCAAGCCGGCTGCTCGGTGAAGATGTAAGTTCTGTCGTTGCAGAATCGACCAAGGCAATGAACGACTGGGGCGTTTCCCTGGACAACAGTTCGGCCTTCCTCGATAAGATCTTCCTTGCTTCGCAGCAAACAGGGGTAGCAATGGGAACTCTTTCTTCTCAAATGTATAAATATGGCTCAGCGCTAAGGCAGATGGGTTTTGATGTTGATAGCACGATTGCCACACTTGCCGCATTTGAAAGGGCCGGCGTCAATACAGAACTTGTAATGGGATCGCTCAGGATAGCCCTGGGGAAACTTGCGAAAGCCGGTGCAACCGATCTTCCCGGAGCATTAAAGGCAAGTATTGAAGCAATAAAAAACGCAAAGACGGGCGGAGAAGCAGCCGCTATTGCTATTGAAACTTTCGGCAGCAGGGCGGGCGCAGATATGGCAGCCGCGATCCGTGAGGGACGCTTCGAAGTAGACGAACTTGTAAAAGCCCTCATGTCAGCAGAGGGACAAATTGCACGTACAGCACAGGAAACTGATGGCTTTGAAGAAAAAATGGGGCGTTTGAAGAATCAGGTCTCGCTAACGCTGGAGCCTCTTGGAACTGCCATTTTGAAAGTTGCAGAAAAACACATGCCTAAACTGAGCAAAGCCCTGGATAACATGAACCTTGAGGTTGACCAGACCAAAGTGGAAATAGGGCTCTTGACCGCGGGTTTTGTTGCTGGAACCTTCGCCATCGGGTCATACATTGCGATCGTGGGAAGTGCAGTCAAGGCATTAGCAGGACTTAATGCTGTCCTTGCCGTGTCTCCTGTCGGAGCAGCTCTGCTTGTCGGCGGAGCTGCGATCGGGACCGGATACATGTTCGGCAAAAATTTAAATAAATATGTCAACAGAAATAAGCCAACCTATACTCCATACGCCCCGGGGCAGGAAAACACCGGAATGGGAGATCTGCAGGAAAGGATAAAAAAAGCTGCAGCTGGTGAAGACTTAAAAGCCTTTAA